ATGTAAGTAATGATCTCTATCAATTAGAAGATGACTTCTTTAAAATCACAGCCTATATGACAGAGCGTTCAAGACATTCTAAGGCTTTATTTGAACAAAGTTATGAGTCTTTAGATGATTCTAAGAAAAAAGAAATAGATGATATAGTGTTTGAAAAAGTTAGAAACACATTGCCTAACTATTCAAGAGTTCCAAAAGCAATACAGTTTTTAAGAATAAGTCCATTGTTAGGAAACTTTGTTTCATTTCAGTCTGAATCTATAAGAACTATGTATCATACATATAACTATATTAAGGAAGAAATTAATTCTGACAACCCTGGAATAAAAAGTATAGGATATAAAAGATTAGCAGGGCTAATAAGTTATGGTGTAGGGAAAACAGCATTTCTAGGAACATTAGGATCTGGAGCAGGTATTGGTATAGGTGGAATACTAGGTATGTTGCAAGATGATGAAGATGAGAAAAACAAAAAGAAAGCCTTACGAGATTTTGTTGCGCCTTGGAGTAAAAGATCAGACATAATACTTATTGATGATGGTGATGGTAATTATACTTATTATGATTTTTCTTCATCTGATCCTCATGGGTATTACAGAAGTGTTTTAAATATGATTTCTGAAGGTGATTTTTCTGAGGACAATATTCCAACAGCAGTATTAAAAATATTAGCAGAAACTGTACAACCTTTTACAGAAGTTGAAATAACTGCTAGAGGTGCAGGAGGTTTACTCTTCAACAAGGATAGTAGAGATAGAGATATATTTAATCCAGAAGGAACGACAACAGATAAAGCACAGGATATTTTAGAGTATGTGTATGATTGGGTGAAACCTGGTAACATTGCAGTTATAGAAAGAACTTTAGCAGCAGAAAGTAAAGATCAAAAGTTTGATGAAATTCAAACTGCTTTTACTGGTGCAAGACCTAATAGATTAAATATTGAAAAAGCATTTATGTTTAAGACATACAACTATAAAAGAAGATTAGGTAATTCAAAAAAATTAAAGAATGATAACTATGAAAACTCTGTAAAACAGACTACTAAAATTTTAAAAGAGTTTCATGAAAGTTATAAAAACGCTTTAATACTTGGCGCAACAGAAGCGCAATTAAATAGTAAGTTAAAAAATGCTGGTCTTTCTAAGAAAGAAAGATACGCAGTTAAAACAGGAATAGTACTTGATAACATTGTAAGAAAACCAGAATGATAAGTAAACACATAAGTAAAAAAGAAGCAACACGAAGCGTGACTGCTATGAGATTAGGAATAGACAATGCTCCAGGAGAGTATGAGTTACAGAACATGGAACTTATTGCTGAGAAAATATTTGAACCATTACGAAAAGCAGCAAACGGTCCTATAAAAATTAACAGTATGTTTAGATGTGATGCGCTCAATACTGCTATCGGTGGGTCAAGTAAATCACAGCATTGCCAGGGAAGAGCAATTGATCTGGATGATACTTATGGCTATATGACAAACGCTGAGATGTATAATTACATTAAAGAAAATTTAGACTTCGACCAAATCATATGGGAATTTGGGACGGATGAGAATCCAGACTGGGTACATGTAAGTTATGTAGATGCAGATTCAAATAGACAAAGATGTTTAAAAGCATACAGAGAGAATGGTAAAACAAAATACATGGTGATATGAGAAAGAAAAATAATAACGAAGATGGTACATGGTGGTCATTATCATTAAACTTTAAATGGCCTCACGAAGGATTTGGTTTTGCTTATGACCTTATACCTCCAGACGCAGAAGAAAATTGTTATAGCGCAATATTAAGATTAGGTTTTATGTCCATTATATATGAATGGGGTTTAATAGAAGAATAAATTATGAGTGATAAAAAGAAATTCAAAGAAACAACCGTTGGTAAACTCTTATTCGGAGCAGCATCAATGATTAATCCTACATTAGGAAAAGTATTATCTGGGGTGACCTCACCTCAACAGGCATTAGCAGAAATAGGTAAGTCAGATATATCACAAGAAGATAAAATAAAACTTCAGCAGATGATATATGACCAACAGAATAAAGAAATGGAAGCAATCACTAGTAGATGGCAGTCAGATCAAGGACCAAATAGTGGATGGTTATCAAAAAATGTCCGTCCTTTGGTGTTAGTTTGGTGTATTGTTGTATTTTCGCTGGCTGGAATACTAGACAGCATTGATAGTATACCTTTTAGTATTGGTGCAACATGGAATGACACCTTTGAAAAGGTAATGATGAGTGTCGTTTTAGCATATTTCGGAGGAAGAACAGCAGAAAAAGCAACAAGTATATTTAAAAAATAAAAATGAATAAACCAGAAAACGGAAATCCACAACTAAACTCTATCAGAAACGAATACAACGAAAGAGTTGACAAAAAACTTATTCTAGGAAACTCTAAAAGAATTGCCTGGAACAATTTTAGAAGGCATAAAGCAATTTAATATGTAGAATCAGTAACCCAAGTATCTACCTTGTGACCGTTACTATCATAAACTTCTTTTCTATTTGGCTTGAATATTTCTTTTTCTTTGTCTCTTGCAAGAAGTAATAATATTAAATAACCACAAAGATCTTTCACTGTATCTTCTGTGTCTACGTTAATACCATTGTTTCTAATTCTAGAAAGTTTATCATCTATTCTAGCACATAAAGAGTTTACCGCATCACCATCAGAAAATATATTGATAGGGTTTAATGCAGAGTCTCCATACTTACCATTTTTTTCTACTAGTAAATCTATTATTTCTTTACCTAGTATCTTGATCTTGTCTGTTGATTTCATCTGTAATTTCTTTTAATTTATTGTCTAACATTCTAATTGCTGTGGTTCCTGTTTTATATCCTTCAGTCCATATTTCATGATAAAGACGAGGAAATAAAAATTTAATTAATTTATGTTTTCCCATATCACTAAACTTATTAATAATACAAATAATACACATGCACTTATTCCAAATACAATTAAGGACTCTCCTTGTTTTTTTGGCGATCTACCTTGATTAGATCTCCATTGTCTAAATTTTTTCATAATTTCAGTTTTTTTAATTCATTAACATGCCATATCATTATCTCTGCTATTGCTTGATCTATAGGTATTTCACCTGCATCCAGATCGTATATAATATCTTCTACTCTAGCATTGTGGTATGGCGATTCCCACCATTCTTTTCTTGATTTAAAAGTGTCTGTCGGTTTCCAGTTTGAACTTATCATAATTTCAGTTTTAATATAAGCCCTACTAATTCATAGAATGTTCAGGCTTATTGATTTAAAATGTTAATGCATCTCCTTCATTAACAAAATTTTCTACTTTATCAGCATGGCTATTTTGACCAGCAATTTTACCATCAGCATAGGTAATTCTCCATGCGTTAGCGTTTGCAGTTCTTAATTCTCCATTTCTATCAGTGTATGATCTTAGATTTACACCAACTTTTACTTGGTCATTTACTTTGTAGTTAGCAAATAAACTTGCTTTCTGACCAATAGCCTCAACAGGATAGTCTACAGGATACTGTGAATCACCTCCTAGTTCAAGCGTTAATACTCTTTTTTCCAAATCTCCATTTTGAGTTTGGATGGTTTGTGTATCAGAGATTTCTTTGATACGACCTTGTAATTCAATTGAATTGCTCATAATTATTATTTAAAAGTGTTATATATATTCAGAAGTTTTACAACCTCTCGCCTCGAGATATTCGAGGACTTGTTTTACTATTGAGTTTACATAATTAACATCTGAAACTAATTTATCATCAATCAGTCTCATTTCTTCTGCCTCTTCAGGCGTATTATCTACAGAAACAATTTGCACATACTTGTCATTTGCTTCTTTTAAAATTTTATCTACTTCAGGTATTCTCATTTCGTATTTCATTTCATCCATAACTAAGGTGTTTTTATAATTTGATTTTTAATTAACATTTCTAATAACTCCATAAAATCTTCCTTATAAAGAACACAATACTCTCTACCTCTTGGAACCTTGTGGAATATCACAGGATAGTCGGTTTGTCTTACCTGCATTTCTTCTAAAACTTTTCTGTAGTTAGGATTTCTAGAATAACATTTTGCCTGGACAGCAAAATCTCCTGTGTACATTAAGTCTATACCTTTATCATCCATCATCTTAGATCCATATCTAGATGTAACACAATTAGTAAAACCTAAATTGATAAAGTTTTTTCTAAGTTCTCTTTCGTAATTGTGTCCTTTGTTTCTGTTTTTATTTCCCATATCCTTTTTTAAAATCTAATCTTACATAAACCGTTTCTAAGTTTATAAAATCTTTTATATTGTTATATTCTGTTGAGGTATGAAAACCTCCTAGTAATAAATAATAATCATTTCCTTTTCCATTAGGTCTTATAAAATAATCCTCTTTGTTAGGTATAACTTCATTAAGTTTTGCTCTTCTAAGTAAATTTTCTCCCTCCTCGAATGGTTCTTGCTTACCTACTTTACCTCCCCATCTATTTCTATTCCATACAACCTTATGTAAAATCATCTTATTGACCTTGGAATTTTGGGAATTGGCTTGGTGATTCTGTCTCATATATTTCATTATAACATGTTGTTCTTAAATTGTATTTAAATTCTTGCATTCCTGTCTTACCTGTAAACCTCCATCTCACTTTCCATACATGCACTTCTACTATTTCTTTTTCAAAATCTCTATATACTGTAATACCATTATCTACTTTATTGAAGAAGTGGGAGGAGCCACTTACGCTGTAACCTGAAGCGACTTCTACCTTCCCATTCTCCTTCTTTAGTTTTTGAGGGTGTGCAACTAATACAACACCACAATCAAATGCTTCTTTGAATATTTTAATTTTTGATAATTGTAATCCTGTGTACTGATGCTCATTCATTCCTCTTTCTATCTTATGCTCTACAAAAGCCCAATTATCAATTATAAGACACGATATACCTTCTTTCTTTACAAGTTCCTTACCCTTATTTAAAATGCCTTCTACGGTTAGATCATTGTCTTTTAAATTAATGAAAAAGAAATGCTTGTTTACAAAGTCTATTGCTGGTTTTAATTCATGTTCTTGTACACCATCAGATGAACCTTTACCAAAGGGTTTTCCTAAATACTTTTCTATAAGTTCTGCTATATGTACTTTGATTGGTTGCTTCTCAGCAGAAAATATACCAAACTTCCAACCTCTTTTTGCAAGTCTAACTATTGCCTCATCTACAAATGATGATTTACCATGACCAGGAACTCCTGTTACTAATGTAAACTCACTCGGTCTCCATGTAAGTAGTTTATCGAAGTTGTCAAAACCAATCTCCTCTCCTCTTGGCATACCATAATTGTACATATGATATACTTCATCACTGACATCCTTGGCTTTACTTATCCCCTCTAGAGGGAAAGGCTTTGCAACTTCAATGCATTTTACTAACTCTTCTGCACTAAATTTTAACAATACATCGTTAGCATCTTTACAACCTTCAGGGTAAGACACTAACCAAACTTTTTCTTTTCCAATTCTTCTAGACAATTCATCTCGCAGTTTAATTCCTGGAGCATCGTTATCTACTGCTATATAAACCTTGTCCTTTTCTTCAAAATAATCTATAGAATTATCTAGGTATGATAGGTTTTGATTCCCTGTAGATGCGCCATTAGGAACACTACAAGCAAACATTAATCTTTCTGTTAATATTCCAGCCTCATAAAATGATAAGGCATCAATCTCTCCTTCAGTTATTATACACCATGAAGAATCTTTAATAATATCTAAACCATACATTGTAAGTTCAGATCCTTTATTTAATTTAAAATTCTTTTGAGCGTCTCTGAATTTTATATTAATCTTTCTGCCTCTCTTTAAGTAATTGAACTGAATTACATTAACCTCTTTTTGTATTTGGGGCATATACTCTACACCCTCTGTAACACCATAGCATTGTAAGGTACCTTGACTTATTCCTCTACCTTCAAACCATTTGACTACTTTACTTGTAACA